GTTGATTTTCAGGTTGCCCGGCGGATAGGGCCGGATGGCCCGGCTGTTGAAGGCCGTCGCGTTGTCGATCGGCGCCGAGGCTTCGGCGAGCTGGCCCTTGCCCGTGCGCGGGCAGACCTTGACGCCAGGCTGATTTGTGACGGTGTACTCATTGCCCACCATGTAACTGACCGATTCGAGGAACCAGATTCTATCAGTTATCGAGTGCGCCGCCGGCACGGTGTCCAGCACGCCGCGTGCGAGCGTGACTCGGCTATTGGTGATATCGACGGCTGTCACCTTGAGGATCTCGCTCCCCACCATCGCATAGGTATTCACCGCCACCTGATTCAGATTCACGATGTTGGCGAGGTCAACTATCTGCTCCGCGGCGTTCAGCGGCATGGTCTCGGCAAGGGTCGCCGTAGGGGTAAAGTAGCCGCGCCCATCGGCGATAAAATCACCCGTGGGACTGTCCCGCACTAACAGTTCATAATCCAGGGCGTCATTGCTTGGCTTCTGCGCCGCAACCAGCAGGAACCCTGCATCGCTATCCAAGGCCAGTGCCCCACTAATCCCGGCGTCGTGTACCAACGTCCAGAACGGAGTCTCAAGCAGCAGGCGATTCGGGGCGGCCGCTGGGTCCGAGACCGGGTCCGTCCAACCTGTCGCTGGCGGCGCCGAGAAAATCGCGTCCTGTGTAGCAAACACGTCTTCGGTGCAATGAAGTATGACTTGGCCATTTTCTAACGTCCCGTAGTTGGCGTCTATCACACGCACGACGAGCTGCACGATGGCCGGCACAGCGCCCCGTGCCGGGTAACTGAGCTTGAACACGTCGTAGGGCCGCAGGTGCGCCATGGTGCGCTTGCCCTTGATCGTCATCATGGCCAGCATAGAGGTTATCTGTTGGCGAAGGCGCCCAGCGACCTTGCCGCCCAAGGCAGGTTTGGTGATCGCGAAGAAGTCCTTCCGGATGGCAATGGACTTGCCGCCCTGAAGGTCCATAACGGCAATGTCGTGATCGGGAATGGAAGTCACGGTATTATTGAGCACGTCCGTGATACAAACATTGACCACGTCTGGAATCTCACCATATAAGGGACGCCCAAAATCATCGAGGGATTCGATGTCGGATTCATCAAACGTTTCCAGTTCGCCCAGGACAGCCCGCGCCAACTTGAGCACAAACAACCCCGTCTCTGGGTCCGAATAGATTTTTCCGTCGATGGTCTCCAGAACGTCTTTAATCAGGTCTTCGATGCTCTCGTTCGCGTCGTGCCAGTGACGACTGACGCCGAAGCCTTCCGTGTAGAGTGTGTCGGCCGCCGCCGTCCAACTCGTGTCGATGAGGCTCGCCGAGTAACCCAGGCCCCAGCCCGTGCAGGTGTAGCACTCACGTAAAACGTGGGCCGCATTGAGGTCGCCGCTGATGTCAGCCTTCGCCAAATACCATTGCGGTGTGCCGTCGTCGAGAATCTGCGTCCGCTTGGGCAGGAATGACCATGCCTTCGGATAGGGTGACGTTCCAGACTCTACACCCTTGAGAATCACGCTGACCAGGCCCCGCGAGGCGCTGATCGTGCTGCTGCCGGATTCACCCCATTGCGAATCGTACGTCGCCGTGGATACGTCCCAAGCAGTTCCAAGCGTGTATTGATAGAGCAGGTCACTATCGTAGCCCACAACGTACATCTTCAGTCCGTCAACAGAGAACGTGAAATCGTAAGGATTAGGGTCTTGCGTGCCAACATATTTACTCTTCGACGCATAGACTGCGGTTGAAACATCCCACGCCGTGGCAACTGTGTACTGGTAAACGGTATCGCTATTGAGGCCGAGAACGTACATTTTGCTGCCGTCCGACGAGAAAGCCAGGCCCGAAGAATAAACTTCTTGGCCGCCAATGTAGTTACTCTTGGAGGCATACGACGCTGTTGAGATGTCCCAAGCCGTACTCAGCGTGTATTGATAAACGCTATCCGTTTGGCTACCCAGCACGTACATTTTCGTGCCGTCGGATGAAAATCCAACATCGAAAGGACCGGTGTCTTGCGAAGAAACGTTTATGCTCTTTGAGGCATAGGAGGCGGTTGAAATATCCCAGGCAGTGCTCAAGGCGTACTGATAGACTGTGTCTGTGGCGTAGCCTATTATGTACATCTTGCTGCCGTCAGAAGAAAACGCTAGGCCGCAGGGATTGTTATCCTGGGCCGCTACAGATTTATATTTGGAGGCATACCCCGCTGTTGAGATGTCCCAAGCCGTGAGAAGTAGATACTGGAACACTGTGTTTGTTGCGTTGCCGACCACGTACATTTTCGTGCCGTCAGCAGAAAATGCCATGTCAATAGGTGAAAGGTCCTGTGCCGTGATGCCTGTCAGTTTTGCAAGGAGGTAACTGTTGACGGTTTGGCTCGGGTAGCCGTATTGAATGTCGATATCGCCGACAAGGCCGCCTTCCTTTTCTTCCCCGCCGAAGAGATTAGGCTCGTTGATGCTGATGCTTGTCGCGCCGTCGGCGGCTAATTCGGTCGGATCGTCCGGGTTCGGCCACGCGACCTTTTCGCCGACGCGGATTTGTTTCACCCCGTCGATGGGACCGTGGCAGAGTTTGAAGTGAATGCCGGCCGAGTAGTGATACCCGACGGTATAATAAACTCGCTTGTTGTTGCCCCACTTATTCTCCGTATAGTGCCGGACGATGGCCCGCGTCGAAACGTCCCCCCACCATGCGACCGTCGGATTCATAATGAGCTTTGGCGTTCCGAAGATCACGCCGTAAGGCCGGCCTTCCTCGATATCGGGCATTTCAAATTTTTGAGGTCGTGCACTGGGAATCTTGGTTTTTTTCTTTAACGCCTCGCCAATGGCCCAAGAGATAGCAGTGGTTACGGCCACCCAAAACATATAAACCAAAACATCATCTATCCCAAAGACGGCGAGTATCATAGTATCGCATCTCCAGTGAATGGATTCTTGGTCGGTAAGAATTCTTCGCCGCCGAAATTGATCTTATTGGCGAATGTGCTCAGGCAGATAGCCGGCGTATGATCGCAACCGGCGTAGGCGTTGAAACTCGCTCCAGCCACCAAACCGGGAATAGCCCGGCTCAACGTTACCGTCTCTCCCGTCGAGGCTGTAATCATCCTGCGTGCGTAGCCCCAGACGAATTTGCCCGCCCTGAAATAGTTGACCGCCTGACCGCCTAATTCCGTAGCGCTCACAATCAGTCCGGTGACTGAATCGACCGTTCCGCTGACCTTGTAGCTTTCCAGATTGATCTTGCAACCAGAATCCCCGAGCGCATGATCGCAGAGTTTTTGGCAACGCCGCCGCCGACCCACCCGCGATATGCTCGATGTCCGGGGCGTCGCTATCAGGGTTGGAACACCGTCGTTGTCAAACTTAGGGGCGGTAAACACGCCGTACCACCAAGTCACGAAATCCGTCCCATGCCCGCGATAGATCGTCAGTGTCGCTATGCCCTCAATCGGTGCGGAAAAGAACCGGGCGGCCCACGCATTGTCCCTTGAGAGTTTCAGGGTCATATTGTTTTTTTCGTGGCTATCCGTGATTCGCAGTTCCGACCGCTGGCAGGGTTCGGACGTGTACAGATAACTCCCGTATGTGATGTCGTAGCCCGCCGACGTGATCCGGCAGTTCGTCCCCATATCATCGGCCAGGTGATACAATTCCACCGGCTGCCCCGCCGCTACGCTTTGTTCGCTGCTCAGATAGCTCATGCCTTCACCGCCTGCCAGTCTAACTCACATCGGTTCTCGTGCGCCCGCGTCCAAATCAACTCTACGTCGTCAGCGGCCAGGCAGACCTTATCGAGGAAACAAATGATGCAGTCGCCAGGCTCGACGGCTATGTCCAGGTCGGAGTCGATACTAATAATCTCTTCGGTCCCTGATTCGACAATCCCAGTAATCTCACGATAGAGCTGCGTGCCATCGGGAAAGATGAACGCCAGATCCGTCCGAAGATCGTTGACGCCCATATTGTCCGCAAGCCCGATATTGACGATGTTGAAGCTGGTATCGGATGCACCGAAGCCCTCGGCGAGGCTCAGATCGTTCTTGTGCGTAGGAATATAGACCGTCCCCTGCCGGCCGTAGAGTGAATGCAGGAAGAGGCGGAACTGCCAAGTTGCCGCCTTGGTATCGTTGTAGAACAAATGCGATTGCAGGCGCACGTTGAACTCGCTGTCGCTGAAATACTGAAAGTCTCCCGTCTCGTAGTCCGTTACGACTGTATCGCCGTCGGAGCTTTTGCGCTGCGTCGGGTCCACCGCCGTCGCTTCCGTCAGCACCGGCAGGCCCTTGTAGGTGACGGGCGGCGTGTAGCCGGTCAGTAGCACATTGTCCTTGACGGCAAAGAACGCCTCGATCATAGCCGGGCCGCTGCTGTGAATCTGTCGCGTTACAGGCGCGTTCATCTGAGCTGTCCGGCAGGGCATGATGAGCTTGCGGCCGGTGAACGTGTTTTGGACTGGCGACGACAACGTGAGACTATCTTCGGCGACTGTCCCGATGTATATGATTTCGGCCTGCGTTCGAGACTGCCATATTACCGCGAGACCCAGGTCTCTGAAATCGGCGTTAGTCGTATCGACGCTAATCACGGTATCGTCTGCCGTGATCGTCGCCGTGTGCAGGACCATTTCGGGCCAAATCGGCAAGCTCCACGTCTGCTTCTGCCAAGAAAACAACGTGGCGTCGAGAGCCGCCTGTTCCTGGTCGGTCTCGATGAACAAGGGGAATTTGAATTGTTGTCGCGGCGCTTGACGCAGGCATATACGTTGCAATGAGCCGTCCTTGCTCGATAGAATGTTCGTAAGCCATTCGAGCGTTTCGGTCAACGGCGATTGTGGACGCCATAAAAACGGCATCGTACCAGTCAATACATTAAGAGAGACCTCGAAACTTGACGCAGCCGAGAAATCGCACCCCCAATAGATTTCATCCGACCAGAGGACCTGGATGGCCCCCAAATGGACCCGCAATTTCGTCACCCCATAGTCGAGGGATTGCACTGCACCGAGATGGATTCGCAGTTTCGCGGCCATAAATCACTTAGCTCGCCCCGGAAAACTCGAAGCCGAACTCCATCGCCTCGAGGGCCGCCTTGGTCCAGGGACCGCCGGTATCGGGCCGCTTCAGCAGCATCTGATCGTCCTGTTCAACCGTATCGCCCCTCTCGAAGCTCGCCTGGTCGCGATCGACGCCGCCCTGGCGGATAAAGAGCGTGCCCTCGGCCACGCCCGTATCGGGGTTGCGGGCCGTGTTGCGGATGCTGATAGCATGGATCGTCGGCAGGTCCCCGGCGGGTGTAATCGTGAAGCTGTCCTTCTCGCCGGGCGTGTCGGATTCGATGTAATAGGTCGCTGCGTCGTTGCCGATATCGTTGATCGCGTCATAATGCGTCGCCCTGTTTGTGGTGAATTGCTGGTACGTCCCGTCGGCCGTCGGCCAGAACGCATCGACCTTGATATCGCCGAGAAAATCGGTAAATGTGCCGCCCGAAAGATTACAGATATAGAGATCATCATAAATGCTTGCGGGGCTGGCTGTTCCAAAATCCCGCCATTGGATTTTCTGGGCGCCGCCGCTGCCGGCTTGCTGGAGGTTCAGGCCCCCGGTGAAAGCAATGATATCGGCGCCGTTGACGCGCACCTGGACCGTCCCATTGCTATCATCGATGGCACATTTCAACTCAAAATACTGGTAGATATTAAACGTGATGGCTGCATCGGCACTCTCGGCGAGGACATCGCCCGTGGGCGATGCTTTGATCCGCACCCGGCCGGCCGCCGTGCAATCGACAACGAATTGAGAGGAGCCGGCCGCATTATGCAGGCTCAGGAATCGGTCATTTATCGTTCCCGCGTTAGAGGGCTTGACGGCAAAGCCAATCACGAGACCCGAATGTTCCGCCTTTAGATCAAGTTGTGCGTAGTAACCCGTCCCTGCGTACACCGAAAGGCCGTATGTGCCTCGACGCCCGATGCCCGATGCCGGTCCGGCAAAGGTCGTGAAATACCACCCCGTTGCGGGTGTTACCATATTCCCGTGGTAACAACCGAAACTCTCGAAAATCAATAGCGACATCGTGACTCCTTTCTACGTCAGGACCATCCGCAGGCTGCCGGGATCGCACTCGGGCGCCGGGGTGATGCCTGTGACGTCGCGGGCGTAGGGCAACGTTCCGACCGCGCTCTCATTGCCGCCGGTGTCGGCGTCGAACAGCTTGATTTTCGTGATGCTGCCCCACGTGCCGGTCGGCGTCGGGAACGCGATCGTCGCGAGATTGGTGATGACGCCGTCGGCCGCGGCGTTCCAGTCGTCACTGTCGGTCGAGACGCGGGCGTAGCCGCCGCCGATCGGCTCGGTATCGTCGGCCTTGACCAGGGCGACGAAGTAATTCGCCGGCGGCGTCAGAACCGACTTGCCGAAATAGTGATCCAAGAGGGCATTCCGCACATTTATGTTAATAGGCATAGGGCTTATTCCTCTATATGATTCCGTGCTCGCGCAGCGTGCCGATGATTTGCGCCTGGCCTTCGCTGCTCCGCATGGCCTCCAGCGCCGCTGCTTTGCGGTCTGCTACGATAACGATCTTGACCGGGGTGGGATTTACGGTAATCGGCTGCGTTCCGCCCGTCTCGACGCCCAGCC